CTTCTGGTGGAGTATTATCAATGACCAGTTTTGCTGTCTGTTTCTCCATAGCCGCCCGGCATTCTTCCGGCGTTCCGATCGTGCGGTACTCTTCGACCTCATTGAGTGCCTGGATCGCCGCCTCCCTTGCCTCCGGGAAATCTGGATGCCTACCGAAATCTTTCCATGTAACATCCTTTATAATCTCTATTGCATCATCTTTCGTCATGCTTACACCTCCAACAGTCCCGGGTTATCAAATATGTTGCCGGCCACCTCATAGTTTTCCAGGACAAAATCGTCAAAATATTCTTGATCTTCATTATTATTCTCATGTGTGATCCAACCGGATCCGTTCCACTCGATCTTTGCGTATGTAACATCTTCCGGATGATCCTCGTCCAAATATGCCATCAGGATATCTTTCTCCCAGATCAGCTTGTCATTCTTGTCCCTAAGTCCGGTACACTGGCAGATGGTGGATGGGTCTACGGTATAAAAAATAATATCCTCTCCATCCCATTCCTCGATTTCTGCAATCTCGCCATCTTTGTTGCAACTTGGCAAGCCATATACCCATTCATCATTATCGATCCGCTTTGCGCGGAATAAATATCTATTCTCCATCTGCGCCCTCACTTTCCCCGTATGGCTCTGGCAATGGCATCCAAGCTATTGGTTTCCAAGCGTTGCTTAATTTGCTTGAAATTAATTCCTCACAATATTCCTTTTCGTTTGTAAGGAATAGCAATTTGCCCTCTTTCATGTAATTCGTGAACGCCTTGCACACATGCCTTTGGTTGAATCCATTTTCAACGGTAAGTAAAACCGGATATCCGCAACATTCGGGCAATCTCTCACTGCACGGAATCCATCTGTTCGGTAATCCCTGTTCCTCGGCATCCTCATATTCTTTGAGTTTCCGATATACTGCATCTATTTTCTCACAATCCGGTTCACATGCCCTTTCCCACATTTCATCATCAATCCACAATGGATTCCTTTCTGTTAATCTCTCCATGCTATTCCTCGCTTTCTTGCACCCTCTCCCAATCCGATGTATAATATCCTCGGCACCAGTTCTGGGAGGAGTGCGGTTTCACCCGTACCGCCAGTGTCTAGGTTCAAACACATGACTATCCCGTAGAACACTCGGCGGCTGGTGCTTTAAATATCAGTTTAAGATTCCTTATCAAATGCCTGTGATAAGTTCTTTCTACACTGGTTTACTGACATTTCATTGCATAACGCCTCGCATCCTGTACACTTTAATGGGCATTGCTCATAAGTGATTTCCCTAATTTCCGTGTTATTCATATCACAATATTTCATAATTTCCTCCCTGATTTATTCAGCCGTCCATGTTTTCTTGTGTTTCCAGCGTTTGATATCTGATTCTTTGCATTCCATCTCTTCAAACTCTGCTTTTGTGTAGCAATGGAAAGGGACTATCTCACCGCATCTGGTGCATCCCCAGTGTGGCTCACAGCCTTCGTACATAAGGTTATTTACTCTAACGACTTTGTGTTTCATATGTTTTTTCCTCCGTTTAATTTCTAATTTTATTCATTTAAAATCGTACGCTTGGGAATTGTACGTACGCTGATCCCGTTGACTTCCACATGATCGTCCACCGCAATAACCAAACACTGTCTGCCATCGATCAGTTTTGTTTCGACCAGATCCGCACGCTCCGGGTTGACTTTTATAACAATGTCCGGTGTTTCAATACCAAAACTCTTGGCGTTTGCGATATTCGTTGCAAGCAGTTCCGTTTTCCCATTTGCGTGCGCGGCAAATACCTGTTCAAAGGCCTGCATATTTTTCTCCGGTACGCCGCTGTTCTCCAGCAGTTTTTTCACTTCCGTCTTAGAAAGGGTGAGCGGCTCCGGATTGTCTTTGCTCTCCTCGATCATCTCATTCAAATTTTCGTAGACGCTCTTTACGATCTCATAATTTCCATCATCCTCTAACGTTTCCTCCAGAATGCTCTGGAACATTTCTTTCTGAGTCGCCGGAGTAAGCGGCATCACGCTCCCAAGTACATTTTCAATCAACCCTACCTGTTCAATCTCCGGATTCTTTGCATATGTAAGTACGCTGTGTATATCAGACGATCTGTCATTAAACGCCGGGAAAAGAAATCCATTAGCCGGCTGTTCCACCGTCCAGTCACGCACACGATCTGCAATGCTGTTTGTAGTCGCATTATAGGAAAGTCCTGCTTTTGACATCTTGACCGGACAAATGCTGCACATGATATGTGCGTATACTTCATCCGATGCGTCAAACATCTCATCACCCGCCGCCGATTTTCCGGGGATATCATAAACAGAATGGATCAGGATAATGTAGTAGTTTTCTCCGTAGTCATAATTCTCAATGATCTTTTTGTAAAACTCCTGCACCAGCGCGTCATCTTCCAGCTTGGTATCCCGCAGCTTTAAAAGGAATTCCTGCGTCCCGCCTGCTTTTTCCTGTTCCATCGGGAACTCCATTCCGACCAGATTTTTTCCAAGTGTTCCGGAAAGTGTGTGGCGGAAAATCTCAAAATATTTAAACTCCTCTTCCTCTGGGAGTGATAAAAACGCATCCTTTGATTCAAATATGATGTTTTTCTCATGATCCACATAACATCCACAGATACGCGTGATTGCGCAATTATCCGGTGTAAACTGTTTTCTGATCTCCAATACTTCTTTTTTGTTCATGATTTCTTTTTCCTCCTAATTTAAAATTCAAATGCTATTTCAGGTGCCTTTGGCATATAGCCATTGGATTGCTCTATTCTGCGGATAGCTGCTCGCATGCTCACTTCCTTGTCCTCCCATGCATACTCGTAGCCATCTGGAGCAAACGCCTTTTTACACTTCCCATTGCACCGATCTGTCACTGTCTGCCTACTCATAAAATTCTTGCGTGCAGCTTCTCGCGCCGAGCAATATACTTCCACAATCTCACCTGATGCATCTATTTTCGCTACCGGCTGCCGCCTTGAATTTTTCCCGGTACGTTTCCCAAGCTCTTTTTTGCTGATATACGCAATATTCTGTATGTAGTTATCTGACTGACACCCATTTCTGTGATATGGCACATGATCCGCCGGCGGAACACCAAGAAATGTTCTTGCCATGATTTGAAGCAGTATAACTTCTTTTGCTTTTCCGTCTTTTGTCAGTTTTACTACCAGACGAGGACTTCCACTCATCTTTTTAGGATAAGGCTTCATCGTCCTTACCTTTCCAGATCCGTATATCCGGCGCACATTACCATTCATATCCACTTGGTACTTCCCGTCATAGCCTGGTATATCTCTCCATGATTCTTTCACGCCATTACCTCCTACGCAAACCGGAGCTGCCCGGTCTGCTCTGTCTTGATCTGCATATTCGGTGTCCGCTCTGCCACGCATAACTCTGGCAGATTTGCTTTTACAAGCGCCGCTGGAATTGGCGGACATACCGCGTTACCACATCTGCGCACCTGTTCAGATCGTGGGTATGTCTTGCCGGTATAATCATGGTCAATTATGTAATCGTCCGGGAATCCCTGGCATCCGTATAGCTCCCGCGGTTCCAGCATCCGCAGTCCGATATCCACAATCTGATAGTCTGTCCCATTTATGGTCACTAATCCAAAGCGATCCTGTGCCGTGACTGTATCAAGCGGCTTCTCAATATCTTGCCCTGTTCCCTGTCCGTAATATTTAATCAGAAATGCTCTGACCTCTCCAAAATGTCCGTCACCGGCTGTGATCGTTGGTAATGGCAGTCTGATATCTTTTCCGTCACAATGGTTATTCATCTGGATCAGATTCGCAGTAACAACGCTGTTATGATCCCATGCTGTAACAGTCGGAAGTGGATTTTCTACTGATTCCCCGGCACCTTTATATCCTCCGTCATAGTACTTATGCAGAAATGATGTGACGAGTCCATATCTGTTTGAGCTGTCAACTGTCATGATCGGATCTTCTATAGTCTGTCCTCTTACTCCATCTTTTGAAGTTTCTGAATGGTACTGAATCAATGTAGGACTGATAAGGCAATGCTCATTCTTGCTTACGATAGTTGTAAGTGGCTCTCTAACATCCTTGCTTCGGTCTTTTGTAAATCCTGTCTGCCCGATCTGCACCATATAGGGCTCCACAATCCCGTACCCATGCTTTCCTGTAATGGTCGGCATCGGATCCCGGATATCGTTCGGTCTGCGCTCGCCGCCGTGGTTGCATTGGATAATAAATGGCTCTGGATTATCCAAAACGAATTTTTTTAAACCTCTTGCAATCCGATCCATTGTTTTCTT